ACAATGGCCGCGAACAGGAGTCAGAAAACCAGACACTTATATTAATACTTATGCTGTTGGTTATCCTTTTCGTATAACAACAGATTATTTTACAGATACAGAAATTCCTGATCAGGTTAAAAAAGCGCAGGCAATTTTGGCTGTCTACTTGAATAATAATCGCGATGGTTTAGGATTAAGCGGACTAGAAGATTTTTCTAATTTACAAGTCGGATCAATAAACGTTACACCAAACTTTTATGGGTCTACTGGCGCGGATAGAGTTCCGCCATTATTTGAACGTTATTTTACTGGCCTAAGAATATCAGGGCCAGCTAATATATCAATAAAAAGGAGTTAAAAATGGGCTACTATCCAGCAGCAAAAATTATTAATGACACAGCAGCCCACACGGGTCGATTTGGTAAAATGGTTGCTCTGCAAGATTCTGTTATAGATACTATTGTTTCTGAAAATATAACAGGTGATTTGACTTCTTTACAATTCAAATCCACCGCAGAAATAGAAGGGGTTATAACAAGTATTACTTTATCAAGTGGAACTGTTATTGCTTATTTATTGTGAAAACATATTATCCAGCAGCAAAAATTATTAATGATACGGCTGAACACTCAGGCCGTTTTGGTAAGGTTATGGCTTTACAGGATTCAGTTATAACTGTAGGAGTAGATTTTGACACAATAGAAGATTTTGACGCTGTTACTAGCCTTGATAATTTTTATATAAATGCAATTATTGGAGATAATAATAATGTTCCTTTGAAAGCGGGTAATGAACTTGTTGGAGTATTTACAACAGTTTTGTTAGATAGTGGAACTGTCATTGCCTATAGATTATGAGCATAGCCAACGCATTAAAAAAAGTTTTATCAAACAAAAAACTTTCGGCTGATATAACTTTTAGGTCTGTTTCTGCAGGCTCGTATAATACAACTACAGGTGTTATTACAGAAACTAATACTGATACATCTATTAGAGGTATTCTTGAAGATATTAATAACCGTGAGGTTAATGAATTAATTGAAGCAACAGATAAAAAAATTAATATCGCGGCAGCAAGTCTTTCTTCTACTCCAACAACAAAAGATAAAATTATTGTCGGTTCTGTTACTTATTCAATAATTAGAGTGGAAACTAATCAACTTGCAAATGATAAATTAAGTTTTGTTTGTTATTTAAGAACATGAGAAAAATACGAATTGATCAAATCGGTGATTATTCAGAAGAACAAATCAATGCTTTGTTATCTGTAACTGTTTTAACGGGTGATCGTATTGTCAAAGAAGGCTCGCCAGTGGATACAGGAAGGCTTGCAGTTTCTTGGCAGATAGGAGAAAACGCAGAAAGCGGCGCACCCGCCCCAGAAGGCAAGTATGGAAGCGCTGGTAAGGGAACTGTTGTAAGACCTCCAAAAGCTTTGAATTATCAATTAGGAAAAGAAAATTTTAAAAAAAAATATAATATTCACAATAATGTTCCATATGCTGAACCTGTTATGTTCGGAACAAGTTTACCGCCATCTTGGGGAAGTAGATATAGAAGTAAACAAGGGTTGAAGGCAAAACATCTTGATCTGTTGGCAAAAGAACTTGCAAACGAAATTCAAGACCTTTACAAACAAATAAGGGGTAAATAATGGCCGCTATTGATTTAAATACAGTAAGGGCAACAATCGAAGCTAGAGTTGCAACAGAACTTGCCAGTAGCCCCGCAATCCCTGTTGTTTTTCATAATATGTCGTTTGATAGTAGCGCTGTAACAACCTTTGTTCAATGCCTTACAACATTCGGCGAAAGTAATTATTTAACATTAGGAAATGCAAGCGGACAGAATCGTGTAAATGGAATTGTTGTTTTTAATATCTTCACACCGCAGGGAATAGGTTCAGGCGATAATTATACAATCGGAAAAAGATTGCGTGATTTATATAATCGAATTACAGTATCAAGTGTGATCTTTGATAGCCCAATAGGGCCTGAAGTCATTGAAAATGCAAATCCAGAAGGTCAGTTTCAAACGCAGTTGCGGATGACCTTTGAAATTTTTGAGGAACTTTAATTATGCCTAAACTTGTAATTACAGAAAAAATGCTTGACGCAATCGAAGCTGTCAAAGGTGTAAGGGATGCTAATTATTGGGACCCCAATTGTAAAAGATATATGGAGAGTCAACAAAACTCAAAAAAAGATGTAAAAAAGTCTGAAAAGAGTTAATATATTTATTAATACTTCTTTTTTTTGTTATGGCTGCTGTTAAAGGTGATGTCGGTAAAATTATGTTCCATAATGCTGCTGGAACAGAAGCTGATATTGGAGGTTTAAGGTCTTGGGAATTAAATATTACCAAAGACACTCAAGAAACCACTGTGATGGGCAACACATCAAAAACTTTTGTTGGTGGTCTTATATCTGGTGAAGGTTCAGCAACCCTAATTTATGACAATGCTGGTAACTCAGATTATTTAGCCTTTGTTGAAGATGTATTAACTACAGGTGATGCCGCTGACGCATTGTTTGAATTGTTCCCAGATAGTTCGGCAAGTGCAAAGAAGTTTGGTTTTTCTGGGATTGTTACTAATGCAGTATATGGAGCAACACTTGGTGAGATTCAAGAAATAAATATCACTTTCCAAACTTCAGGTGCAATAACTTCAGATATCTGATACATTGGGTTTATTAGTCTACTAATTAAACTAAATGCCAAACAAAAGAACAATCGACCTGTTAACTGAATCTTATAAAGATCAGATGACAGCCAGACGTAAATATGAATTTAAGAATAAAAACGGTGAAAAAATTGTTGATTTATATTTTAGACCTTTAACAAGAGAAGATAGAGTGCGAGCGCAAGCAGCCGCAGGCACAGATGATGCTTTGACAATATCGACTTATTTGCTTTGTAAAATGGCAGAAAATGAAGATGGTTCAAAAGCATTTAGCCCCGCAGATGCGCCAAACCTACAAAGAGAACTTCCCGAAAACGTATTAAATGAAATCGAATTATTTTTGTTTGATATAAAATTAGATGTTGATACAGCAAAAAAATAATATCGCGGGATAACTGGTTAAATTTCGAGTTTTTTCTCGCAACAGAATTAGGTAAGACATTACAAGAATTACGTTCTCTGATTACAGAAGAAGAACTAATATATTGGGCTGCATATTATGAAGTAAAAAATGATAGAGAAAAAAAAGAATTGAATCGCCAAAGAGCAAATAGAAGGTAAGATATAATAAAGGCTTTTTTTATTTGTGGCACAGGCTAATGTAAAACTAACAGTTGATGCTAGTCAGGCCACTAGAGCATTACAGGGTGTACAGAATAGAACTAATCAACTTACTGGACGTTTTAACACATTAAAAACAGCGATTGCAGGCGCAGGGTTGACAATAATAGCAAGACAGGCAGTAAATACCGCTTCAAACTTTCAAGCATTACAGTTAAGATTAAAAGTATTAACTTCTGAATTTGGTGAATTTGCAGGTGCGCAAGAATTAATAACAAAAGCACAAGACAGGTTTAATTTATCAATAGTTGAAGCAACAAGAGGAGTTACAGACATATTTGCAAGATTAAGACCTTTAGGTATTTCTTTAAAAGATATTGAGACAACATTTATTGGTTTTAATACCATTGCAAAATTAGCGGGATTAAACGCAACAGAAGCAAGCGCGGCCTTTACGCAACTTGCTCAGGGTTTAGGTTCTGGGCGTTTACAAGGCGATGAATTTAGAAGTATTGCAGAACAGGTTCCGCAATTATTAAAAGCTATCTCAGACGAAACTGGTATTGCTGCGGGTAAGTTAAAAGATTTTGCATCAAAAGGTTTATTAAGGTCTGATATTATTTTGCGAGCTTTAGCAAAATCAGCAGAAGAGGGAGCTAATAAAATTGGCGCAATTATGGATGCTTCACCCGCTGAAGTTTTTAAAGAATTTAATAATGCAGTTTTAGAATTACAATTATCCCTCGGCACTAGGTTATTGCCTGCTATTTTAAAAGTCACAAAAGCAACAACAGCACTTACTGAAGCTGTAATTAAATTTATAGATTCACCAATAGCAGAAACAGCGGCGATTTTTGCTGGTATAGCTATAGCAATTAAAGGAGTTTCAGTAGTAGTTCCAGCCGTTATCGCTGGACTTGCTGGACTTGCTGTAAAACTACAAATTGCTGCAACTGCTTCGGCTCTTACTGCTACAGGTTTAAAAGGAACTTCAGCGGCAGCTTTTCTTGCTGCTGGTGGCATTACAAAAGCCTCACTTGCTTTAGTAGCATTTAAAGCTGCTATAGCAACAACTGGAATAGGTGCATTTGTTTTACTTGTTGGTGGGCTGACTACAAAAATAATTGAAGCGGCAAAAGAACAAAGAGATTTTAATAAGGCATTGAAAGAAGGTGATATGCAAATGTTGAAAAGTGAATTTAATAGATTATTTATAGAAAGACAAAAAATAGCAAAAAGAATAAGAGAAGCAGAAGAAAGTAGTAATAAAAAAGCTTTACAATCTTTAAAAAGACAACTCAAAGCTAACGAAGAATTATTATTCCCAATCCAAGAAAAACTTAAACTTGAAATTCTAAAGTCAAAAGAACTTGATATCCAAAATAAAAAATTAAAAGAACAAGAAGAATTAATCAAAAAAAATAAAGAAGCGACAGATAAACTTATAGAATCAATGAAGGCTGTAGGTGAAGAAATAGAAGGCAGTATTAAAAATAATTTAAGAGATGCTATTACTGGCGCACAATCTTTTGGACAGGCGATGACCAATGTATTAAATAAAATTAGAGATAAGATTATTGATGCTCAGATAGATAAATTATTAGGAAATTTTGGAGAAAACTTTGGAGCTTCTTTTGGTGGACAAAGAAAAGGCATCGGCGGATTTTTGGGTGGTTTGATTGGTGGACTTTTTGCAAATGGTGGTCAACCACCTGTTAATAAAATTTCAGTAGTAGGGGAACGTGGGCCAGAATTGTTTGTACCAAAAACTGCTGGTACTATTATTCCTAACAATGCACTGGGAGGCGGCAGTACAACAAACAATATGATCACCGTAAACGTAGACGCAACTGGTAGTTCTGTTCAAGGAAACGGATCAGAAGCCGATCAACTAGGCGGGTTGATTGCTTCTGTAGTGCAGGCAACTATAATTGATGAACAAAGGGCAGGGGGTTTGTTAAATAGATAATGGCTACATTTCCATCAATAACTCCCACTTATGGGATGAGAAAACAAAGCAAACCAAAAGTAAGAGTAACTTCTTTGGGTGATGGTTATGAGTTCAGGGCTTTATATGGCCTTCCATTATCTCAAGACCCTAAAGTGTATGATTTAACTTTCAATGTGTCTGAAACTAATGCAGATGTTATTGAAGCCTTTTTAAGAAGCAGGGTTGCAGATCAGGCAAGCTTTACATTTACACCACCAGCAGAAGGGTTCAGCGCAAAAACAGGAACTTTTGTTCAATCAGATGGAAGTGGTTCTGCTGGAACTATTATTACTGTCACTTTTACAAATCATGGTGTTGCAATAGGTGATGTATTAACAGTCGATTTTAGTTCTGGGCCAACTGACGGATCATATGTTGTCGCCTCCTCTGCCGATGCAAATACTTTTACACTAACTTCAACTACTGCTGATAGTGCATTGGTTACAGTTGCAACCAATGTTGATTTCACTCTTTCTGGGGCTGGTCAATATGTTTGCGATTCGTGGACAAAAACTATACCTTACAACAACAGAGCAATAATAAATTGTTCTTTCAGAGAAGTTTTTGAACCATAATGGCAGTTCCTACAAGCGCACTTCAGGGATTAACAAATAAATCCATTATTGAATTATATTCTGTTGAATTAAAGGCTGATATCCATTACACAAAAACAGCAAAAACAGCAACTTACAGTCAATCATCCTCGACAATTATTATAAGCTTAAATTCACATGGTTTTTCTGTTGGTTTAATTTTAAGTCTTGATTTTACTTCAGGTAATGGAATTGATGGTGTTTATACAATACAAACGGTTGCAACAGATTCTTTTACTGTCACAGGTACAACTTCACAATCAACAAGCGGTGATGTTTCTTTTAATGTAAATTCAACCATAGCAAATCCAACTGTTTATCTGTTTCATAGTGGAAATAATATGAAAGATAGTTTAGATATTGTATGGCAATCAAATACTTATTCAAGGATGCCTGTAAAAGCTGAAGGTTTTAAATATTCAGGTAAAGGCAAACTGCCAAGACCTACTTTAACTCTTTCTAATCTTTTAGGAACAATAACTTCAATATTACAGCTTACAAATCAAACTACAGCATTATCTGATCTTGCAGGGGCAAAAGTAACAAGACGTAGAGCATTAAGTAAAGACCTTGATGAAGTAAATTTTCCATCTAATGTAAACCCATACAAAATCGGTTCTGTTGATCCTTCCGCAGAGTTACCACGCGAAGTTTATTTTGTTGAAAGAAAAACTATTGAAAATAGAAACATTGTACAATTTGAACTTGTAAGTTCTTTTGATCTGTTTGGTGTTTCCGCACCGAAAAAACTTGTAACAAAGGCCGACTTTGCAGGGGTCGGAACTTTTGTTAATTTTTAATTATGACTTGGAAAGAATTTTTTATCAGATATGCAAAAGAACAAGCACCAGAAGAGGCTTGTGGTTTGCTTGCAATAATCAAAGGGAAAGAAACTTTTTGGCCTTGTAAAAATTTAGCAGAGGGAAAATTTGAATTTTTTATTCTTGACCCTGATGATTGGGCTGAATGTGAAGATACAGGAGAAATTATTGGTGTAATACATAGTCATCCTGTAGGGGCTGCGACACCATCAGATACAGATAGGGCAGCCTGTGAACATCTTGGGTTTCCATATTATATCTATAGTATTGAGCATGATCATTGGGAGTCGTTTGAGCCTACAGGTTGGAAAGCACCTTCATTGATTGGGCGAAAATTTATCTGGGGAAAATATGATTGTTGGAGTATAATTTCTGATTGGTATTTAGAAACAAAAAATATAAAATTAATGGATTGGAAAAGACCTAAAAAATTAAAAGATTTTATAAATAATCCAGAATTTGAAAAAGCTTTACCTTTAGGTGGGTTTGTAAAACAAGAATCTAATAAAAATATTAAAACTGGTGATGTTTTGCTTTTTGAATCTCTTACGGGTAATTTAGATCATACTGCTGTTTATATAGGTGATAACATGATTTTAATTCATAATATAAAAGCATTGAGTTGTAGAGAACCTTTTGACCTAAGATATCAACAGGCACTAAGAGGGGTTTACAGATATGCGTCTTAAAAAAATTAAAGTATATGGTAAGTTAAGAAAATTTTTAGGGAAGTCATATCTTATGGCTGCTGTAAAGTCACCACAACAGGCAATGAGTTTCTTGATTGCAAATTTTGAAGGAATACAAAAACATATGAATGATCAAATTTATAAAGTAAAAATGGGCGGTAGAGTAATCACAGAAGAATATCTTTCAATGTCTGGACAAGGTGACATTCAAATAATACCAGTTGCTACAGGATCAGTGCTTAAAATTGTTGCTGGTATTGCTGCTGCTGCTGGTGCAGGTGCTGTTGGTGCTGCTGTTGTCT